TATAAGTGTTAGTGTTAGTGTATGCTACAGGCTCTTCGTTTGCTGTTACACCTGAAGTAGCAGAAGCATTCTCATCCTCACTACTTGTAGTAGTAGTGTCATCTACAAGATCGAACATTGGTACAACAACCTTTGTCGTCTTAACATTCACCAATTTTGGGTGCTCGAACAAAAGTTTTACCTGCTCTTTCGGTAGGTCATAGTAATCTTGGATACATCCGATCTCTGGATTGTAGTTACGAGCTGTATTAGTTCGTGTGTATCCTGCTCCCATAAGGGTGATGATCTCGCTGATAGAGATCTGTTTTTTCGAATTGGAGTTTTCCATTTCTTAGTTAATAATTAAAGATTAAAATTGATCAATTTTGGGACCCTCTCCCATAGTATTCGTTGATAGTATCAACGACTGTCTTAAGATCGTTATCGATCTTGAGTTCACTGAACATTCCCATAGGGGACTTTGCAGTAGTATCACCCATATTCTGAGTTACGAAGTGATTCCATAGTTTCTTGCTACCACCCTCTTCTTTGGTCTCAACATCTGCATACAATACAATGGTGAACATACCTTCGAGTGTGATCTTATCATCTACAAGTTTACCGATGGTCTTCGCTTTCTTCTTACGAGCACCTGTGGAGTCCGTAAGTTCCTCTTCGTGAGTAAGATAGATGACTGTAAGATCATCACGCAAGTTAGTAGGTGCATTAGCAAGCTCCCAGATATGTTTACCTATCTGCGTGAACTTCTCGAAACCTTTCACCTCTGCTTTACGCATGAACTCATTAGCAGCACAATACTGCCAATCGTCTATCACTACTGTTTTCATATCAGGCATCTTGTCACTCACATACTGAAGCACCTGCAAAATTGTAGGTACATCATCTGTGCTGTACATATTACCTGAATCAGGTCGTCCTCCTTTCGGAACACGTTTGTAATCTCTACCTTTAGGAAACGGCAATGCCTTTCCCTGCACATTCAAAATGTATGTACTCTTAGGATCAAGATTCATCATTGAGGTGCTTTTACCTGCACCTGATGGTCCTACGACCAACACGCCAATTGCGCTCATTCTTCTTAAATTTAAATGGTTTGTACGTACTGATAGACCTTTTCTACCTCCGTACTGTCTTCTGACCTCGGCATCTCTTTGAAGTAACTACACGCACCGTCAAAGAAAAGCGGGGTTCTAACATTTGACTCACCGTCACGACTCTTAAGTATCAACAATACTCTGAAGTGATCTTGCAATACATCAACACGATAGTTGTCACACTCTTCCATCTGATAACGATCAGGAGCAAACAGACCGAAGACATTATCAGCATCACGCTGTGTCTCCTTATTGTTTGCAAGACCGTCCAATGATGGCTCAAGTTTCTCATCAATTGATTGACCCTTGAAAGTGTACTGCTTCTTCTCTTTATCTGAACTCTGCTGTTGAACGTTCACAACTATGTTAGCATACTTGTTACGCAGTTCAATACAATGTTGAGATGAGAATTTGCTTATCGTCTCGTGCTTGTTAAGACCTCTCTCTGTTCTCAACAGACCGATATGATCTGTGATACAGATGACATACTCATTAGAATCGTTTGGAGTATACGAATCATTGACCTCTTTCTCAATACCGTCAATGGTTATCTTTCGTTTTGTCCAACTACCCCTCTGCTCATTGTATGTCTTCATCGTCTTGAAGATACCTGTAGGATTATGTATGTCATCCACAATGGTCACGTACTTCTCAAGATCAGCAAAGTAATCCTTTGCCTCTTCGATCTTTTGAATTACACTGTCAGGCAGATAGTAACCTACCTTACCAACAGAACGTAACTCCTTGATGGACACACGCATATTGTGTTTGACGAACAGCCAATATGATATGATGGACATCATGAACTTTTCCTTACTCTCTTCTAAACTGAAATAGAATATCTTCAATCTGATATCCGTTTCAGGGTTCTCCTTGATGAACGTGTAAGGGACGATAACATACAGAAAACGTGCAAGCTTGGACTTACCAACACCTGAGTTTGCTGTACATATATCGTATGTACCTCGTTCTATACCTGGAAAGAACCTTGATGTTCGTTCAAAAGGAAAAGGAATGCAGTTCACATGTCCTAAAGCAGCTCTTTCCTGTCTCTGTTTTATCTGAGACAGAGCTGCATCAAATATGCCGTCCCCACTTGACATCCTTTTCAGGTTCATCTTCAAGTATGGCATCACAAAGAGAAGCAAGCATGGATGTACCATCCTTGTAAATGAGATATTCGCTTACTTTCATAAACGCATAGTTCTCCCTTGCCTTTGCTTTGACATACTTTTCGGTTGCTTTAAGTATCGTGTCGTTATCATACTGTGGAAACTCAGTTTTGAACTTCCTGAACTTACGTATGATATTGGTCATATTACCTCTTACGGGGTGATTGTTGGTCTTTACACCTTTTGGAAAGAACTCTCTGAACTTATCAGCAAGCTCCTTTATCTCATCAGTAGTAGGTGGAACAAAGTTCCTCTTCTCTCTGAATAGAGCCTTTACAATAGTTCTGCCTTTATCGGTTATAGCACCGTCATCACCAACGTAACCAAGACTGTGAAGATAGTTAATATTACAGATATTACCAACTGTAAATTCAACATTATCACACAAACCTTTAAGAAAAAAGACCTCGTTAGGTGTCATTCCTCTCGCTTCCATCAACTTCACATTTACACCTATAATATCCATTAGTATTTTTTCATTAGTAAACAATGTTTAGATTATTCATCTGTGTTATCATATCAATATCGGGAGCATTAACAGGTTCATCCTGTATCAACTCCTTTATATGTTCGGTACACGTGGTACCGACACCCTCTCTCATGTTAATAGAGTCTGCAATGCCCTCATAGTCATCAGCATCAAGCATATCTGACCAAAGAATATCACGTATCATTTGTAGTGTTACCATCTACAGTTTTATTTACAAGTCCTTGAGGCAAACATTCTTTAGTTACGAATAGGGGTTTCCATATATCATCCGTCAATTTCTTTACCGATTTAATGTCCTTTACACTACTCCATTCTTCAATCAATGATGTAATAGCATGAGCTGCATCGTAAGCTACTACATAGTATGTACCGTATTCAGCTACTATTTCAAATAACTTAGGTCGTATTATTTTACTCATCTATTATAGTTTTTTACAAATTGATCAATATCCAAATGAGTAATGACATTAAACTCTTCCATAGGAATCGTCTCTGTCATCTTTTTGAACCATTTCTCCTCTTGTGTACCGACTGTAACAAAAATGAACACACTGCCTTTCTTGTTTCCATTCTTACGCAATCTGCCTATACGCTGTATCATATCTATAGAACTACTATAGTATGACATCATGATCACATTGTCTGCTCCTTTGAGGTTTGCACCCTGCTTGAGCATCTTGAATGAACCGATTGTCCGTATGTTACCTTTGTCAAATCTATTGCGGAGGTCAAAGTTCAACTCATCACGCTGTTTCTTGGTCTCACCTTTCTTTGCAGAGCGTACCACATTTGCTGTAACCTTCTCAAGTGTAGACAGATCATTGTTGAATATGATCGTCTTACCCTTGATGGTCTTATTCAGTTGTTTGGTAGCTTCTATCTTAGATGGAAGTGAGTACAACAGTTTTGAGCGTTTCATCATAGATGATTTGACCAAGTAATCCTTCTTACTGTATACGCCCTGCCAAAACAGGTCATCAAGATACTTGTAGCTACGTGCTTCAGTTGTCTTGAAAGGATTCTTCTTACTGCCACCGTCTATGTTACGAGTACTCTGATCAAGCCTATGATAGATAACGTGTATATCAAGCTGTCTTGATGTACCCTCACGTTGACCTGCACCTACATCGTATGTAAAACATACAGGTGCTATGTCATCCAAGAGTATCTCCTTGTTGACCTCTACGTCATCTATCACATAGGTTCTATCAGACTTTACTGTAGCACTCAGACCGAGTATACGCTTACACTTGTTATTCTTGTAGAACTGTACATATACAGGACTCATAGAATCGTGTATCTCATCGCATACTGCAAGATCAAATGGCTTGCGTCTCCACTTGCAAGCAGACTGATAACAGGCAAACTCAAGGTTTACATGCTCACGCACATCAATACCGAATGCAGACTTGAACTTATCAATATCTACATTCAGATCGTGCTCGCGTTGTGCAGTCTCTGCAAGGAATACAACATCACTACCTTTTGGTAATGATGTCATACAATCAAGCGCAAGAAACGTTTTACCCATACCTGTTGCAAGTTCTACAGTACCTAACTGATCACAAGCTTCCCAAGCTTCTTTCGCCTGGACACCTATTGCACGTTTCTTTTCATCTATCTTCATAATCTGATTATTAACATAATTAATACAGCTAAAACACATAACAGACCTGTTATCATGTTCAACTGAAATTCTGATGGTTCTTTCATAATTGTTCTAATATCTTATTACATTCTTTCAAATAATATTCAAAGTTTAGATCATATGGTCCATCGAATGCTCTGTTGAACATTGTCACATTATGACCTGCCTCTATGTATGACACACGCTGCTTATCAACCTTTACATCTTCTACTATATTAAAGATGTTAAGCTGATTTGCAGGTTCAAGCTCAAGAACATCCTTTTTGTTTTCATCAGGTGGTAAGATCTTACGCAATCTTACACCATCATTACTTACAAAATATCTGTTCGTCTTCTGAACTGGAACTATCGTATGATATCCACTGACAAGTGATTCTGTTTCATACTTTGCTCCTCCTCTTGCTCGAACACTACCGCAGAAATCATAGATGCCATGTGCTTTCACACCAAGATCATCATAATGTTCTGTTGTCATATGTTCTTGCAACGTCTTTGAAGGACCGACTCCGAATATACACGCACGAGCTACAGCAATAGCCACAATTCTATGTGACTGATCTTTGTGCCATGCTTTATCTATCTCAAATGCACCCTTGAACTTGTACTTGTCATCAGTTGTAACAGCTATATAGTTGTTGACATCTCTGATGAACATACTCTTGTAATGAGCATCTTCAAGCACAAGACCTGTGAGTTCTTCCCACTTCTTCATCAATGCTTGTACAATACTGTACTGATCACGTGGCATTCTAACGGTGATACCGTCTGTGTTTGCCTGAAGTAGTACAGCATCTGTCGATGTAAGTACCCACTCTGTCAACATACTGAGCAGTAACTGCCCGTTGACCGTGATGAACATTGTGAATTTGGGGTCATAAAGATACGAATAAATATCATTTGATTTACCGTACACACCATTCAATGCGATCTTCAATCCATAATTCTCTGGAGTTCCTTTCGCAAAGGTCTTACGTGTCTCAAAGATATTTTCATATACCTCACAGAACGCATCACCGAGATGCAGTGGTGCTTTCTTATTGCGTATAGCAAGATTCGGATAGTATGACTGCACATCGATATCATATATCATATGCTGTTCATCCTCGTGATACGAACCGCTTTCTCTACAAGCGTGTATACCACCTGTACCGTAGTCATATGGAACACCTCTGAATACCATCTGATGTTTCAGATCACCTTTGGTATCACGTACTATGGTGTTCTTGAACTTGTCAAGTACAGAGCTGAACTCTGGCGTATCAAACTTTACATACGGAAGAATGATATCGTTAAGATCCAATCCTCCGTTACGGTATGTACGCATCTTACGTATCTCCCAATGTGGGATACCCATCTTCTCTGCAATGAATTTGAGAATGATCTCGCTACCTATCTTTGGATCATTTGCATCATATAACTTAAGGTTATACGTGCTACTCAATCCTTTACGCAGGTCTATCTCTTTGCTTGAAGCAAGAGCAAACTGCTTTGTAGCTGCTACATCGTGATGACAATAGTCAAGCACGGTCTTTACATCACTCTGTTCAATGAAGGTTCCTGGAGCAAATGGAAGATCTTCCACGTTATTCATTCGCATTGCAATCTCAATGTGTTTGAGACCGCATGCTTTAGCCTTATTATTGAAGTGATGTAATAGATACAGATCGAACTGTGGTATGCGTACCTCGCTATCTTTGAACCAAGGTTTATCATTGCTATTGATCAACTGCTCAGAGTATGCATAGATACCCATACATGTTTTAGCAGGTGATACATCACGATACATACCCAGCATATGATGCAATACAGGATAATCGTATCCTTTATTGTTAAAACCCATCATTGCAATACCATCAGTCATTCTATCCAAGAATGCACCCAATGTATTGACATCATCAGAGGCGTGAAGAACGTATTCATAACGCTCATCACCCTCTAACGAATGTCCTACATAGATGAACAGATTCGGATATACCTCAATGTCACCTACTTCTATTCTCATGTTGCTATGATATCAAATAAAGGTTGTATATCTGATAGTTTGAAGTTAGGTC